CGGACAAACTATGAGAACCTGGCGGCGCTCTACATTATCCGTAACGAGCACGGCGGGGAGCAACTGCAGGCGAAAACGCCCCCAATGCTGTATTCTGCAGAGCCTGCGCCGGCCAAGAAAATAAAACCATCCGGCAGTGAATTTTTGAAAGCGGTTGGGAATGTAGCGCAGGATAGGGCGTGGGAAGTTATGGACGAGCTTATGGACACACTAAAAATCGTCAATGAGAAAGCTTATAACAGCGTCCTAAAAAAACTAACCTAAATCGCTACTACTAACACGTTACTAACAAAGCTAATCTTGGCAAAAATAAAAAAGTCCGGGAACCCTTGAGATTCCTGGACTTTTTTGGTGGAGACTGCTGGACTCGAACCAGTGACCTCCTGCGTGTGAATTATAATCGTTTTGAATATATAAGCACAAAAGTTAATAAAAATAACAACATTTGTTGCGATTTTGCAACTTTTCGCAGAGCAATTTTGCACGGGCTTGCCTTGGCTCCCGTAGGTAACTAACAAACTACTAACAAATTTTCGCCTTTTTAACGGCCTGCACCAATTCCTCCGCTGACGTATGGACGTATATATTTGCGGTAGTGGAGTAGTTGGCGTGGCCGAGGATCCTCTGTAGCGTCTCCGGAGCAATCCCCGCTTTTCTCGCCCAGCTTGCATAGGTGTGCCGGGTGGAGTGCGGCGTTTTGCGCTGGATTTTTAATTTTTCCAAAAGCGGGTAATAATCCCGGCGGCGGAAGTTTGCTGGGATTTTTTCCCCAGCATAGCCGGATATGAGCAGTGGGCCGGTAGCCTTATTTGCAAAATAGGCAAAGTATGGGATCCCTTCGGGGCGGATTGGGATGATCCTGTTTCGCCCAGCCTCCGTCTTTTCACCGCCGACCACATAATCTTTGTGATAATCTTTAGCCGGTAGGGAAAACAATTCCCCTATGCGCATTCCTGTGTAAATCAGCATGAGGATAATTTTTGCGGTGTCGCTGCCGTCCGCTTCCAGCTTGCTTATTTCAGCATCGGTAAATGTTTCTTTTTCTTTTTTTGTGTTTTCGGGGAGCTGGACGAATTTTGCAAAATTTGTTGTGATGATCTCCTCGCGCATGGCCCATGTGGACATCTGCGTTATGAGTTGCTTATACTTGGACACAGTGCTATGGGATTTATGCATATGGGCATCCAGTACGCCCTGAAAATCCGCCGTTTTTAAGTCCCGGAACTTCCGGTCGTGCAGCGGCGCAAAAATTTTAAATGCGCCGTCATACCGTTTGGCCCTATTTTTTTGTAATGCTCCTCTTTCCAAGCGTCAAACACCTGGGCAAAGGTCATGTTGTACTGCTCCGTTAAATCCTTGCCTGCAAGACGTTCCAGCGCCGCTATAGCATCTTTTTTGGTAGGGTAATATCCTATAATGATTTTTTGCTTTGCAGCCACCCAGGGCCTGCGTCGGCGCCCGGCGAGCTTATACACTGTCCCGGTTCCGTTGGCCCTCCTCATTGCTTTTCCCATTTTTATCCTCCTACCCTATATTTTTATCAGTTTGATGGTGCCTGTAATATCGCAGCGCATTAATCAGAGAAGCAATGATTACACCGACGCCTACCGCAAGCAGCGCAAATAGCATCCAGCCGAGTGATGTAATCTTCCCGTTGCGGATAAGCCCTGTTTGCGGGACGCTTGAGTCAAACGCCAAATATCCAAATATTATGAATATGGAAATCGACAGCGAAAGTGCCAGGATATACACCCAAATTTGCAATACTCGCTCCTTTTTTTCATGCTTTGCCACTGATCCGGTCAGTTGCTCCATGCCGCCCTCTAAGTGCGCAATGCGTAGGGCTGCGCTATGCTTTGCATCTGCATCGGCCATTGCTCTGTGTGCCTCTGCCAGCTGCTCCTCCGTGGTTGGTCTCTTTACGATGCCAAAATACTCATCTATAGACACACCGAGGGCGGCGCATATAATCCCCATTTTGTATAGGCTTGGATCCTTTGACGACGCAGAAAAGTAATTGCTGATCGTGGACGATGACAGATCTGTTAAATCGGCTAAGTCTTGCGTGGTAAGATGCTGGTCCTCTTTTGCATCTCTGCAAATATCCTGCAAAGTTTTTTCCATTTCTTCCCCTCCTGCCTTATTTCGGGCAAACCTCTCCGTTTGTTTTTATCTGCTAATCGTATATTATCCGGTTTTTGGATTGACTTGCCAAACAACAAACTGATACTGTGGGTATGCGGCCAAGAGCCAGTGACGGCGATAGGCGGCAAAAAATCCCCACCGTCCGGTGCGGGGGCGGTGGGGACTATATGAAATAATCTTCTGTGGATTTCACTTAATCCCCAATAGCTTGCCGACTTTTCTTTGCCGCCCCGCCTTTGTTGTAGGAATTCCCGTTGCTTTTGCAATCTTGCGTTTTGCGCTGGT